CAGGTTGATTTACTACACCTAAGTTAGCAGGTGTTAAGTAAGTAATGTTATTGGTAATTGTTAAGCTACCACCTGTAAGTGCTAGTGTATAAGCTGTGCCTCCGCTAAGTTCACTGTCAAGTGTAACCACGCTTAGCTTATTAGCTATGTAAGGAGCAGTTGTAACTTTAGTTTTAAAGTCGCCTGCTAAACTACCGCTCCAAGTATCTGCGTCTACAAATGTAGGAGTAGCAATTTGACGAAGAAACTTGCCTTGACCTGCCCACTGAATACTTGCAATTGCATCTAAGCCAAAATCTACAGTAGCTGTGTTTACAACGCAATCATCAATTACAAAAGTTGTGGCGTCTAGAACGATAACTAGGCCAAATTTTTGTAGTTGGTGTACGTTTGAACTGGTAGCTACTACTGTACCAGCAGATGTTGCATCACTCCAAGCTGTACCGTCCGCACTAAACATAGCACCCCATAGTACGCTTTCTTCTGCAGTAATATTAGCACCAGCATCTTGTGGACGCATATAAGTAGTAAATGAAAAGTCAACTGGATCTAGTGCAGTATTAAACTGACGCTGACCACGGCTAGGAGTAGCTCCGGCTTCGTTTAAGGCAACTGTTTCTGTGGTAGTGTTTTGTGAAAAGCTCATGCCATCCAAGACTTGAATTTCACGAGTATTAGCTGCTGTGAACCCAGTTGCGGCTACTACACCAGTTGTTGTACCAACATTCTTAGTCCAAAACACTCTAGCGTTACGAATTAAATTATAACTCATCTTTTTTCCTTGTTATTGGGTGCAGTACTAGCCGTAGCAAGACATTTATCTGCGTTTAGCTATACTAGCACGGGTTCTTACACGATTGGATATCTAACCTGTAAGTTAATCTCTCCAACTCCATAAGGTACTAATAGTCCTTCATCAGTTGTGATTGATTGTACTAGAATTTCTGTTGTTTCTAGATTTTGTTCGGTGTCATAAATTAGAACCCTGTTAGAATCTACGCATTGTTCTATATCTTCTAGCAATTGTTCAAGCTGCTCTTGTGTGTTATCTTCACTACGAACATATGCTTTAATTGCTATATTTAAGAAACCCCAAGCAAAGTCTCCTGGCATGTACTCACGGGTTTCGCTGCCGGGGGTTGCATATATACTAGGAAAATCTTGTATTTCGTCCCAGAACTTTAATTTGGCATATGCGTTGTTATACACATTGGTAGTGTATGGTGCAGTACCGTCTATTAGCTTTAGCTTTTCTACTAGGGCTTTGGTAATCTGTGTGCGCTTAGTCATGCTAGTACGGCCCTCATTTTGGTTATCATTTGTTCTTGCATGATTTCACGGATTGACTTAGAGATTAACAGTTTAGGGTCTCTGGATCTAGGAAACTCCTGTCTGCCGCCTTGACTAAAAGTAGCGTATGGATATCGCATATAATTATAATATGCAGTTATCATGCCTTCACGGCCTTGAGTAATCCGCTCAACTCTAGCACTTTCTGCAAACCTACCAGTTCTGTAGTTTAAAATATCGGTTCTGCTACCAGTTCCCATATTTTGACGAATTCTAGCAGTTAATTGTGATGCTAATATATTTTGAAGATCCGTTAGGGATCGCTGAGATACTAAATCTTCTAATATTAAATTTTCTTTTATCTTTTTAGTATCAGGTTTTGCTGCTTTTAATTTATTTTTTAAATTGGTCAAAGTCTGTATTTTTTGCTTATTAGACTTTGGTTTTGAAATCTTATTTGACTTTTTAGCAACTAATACTGGTTGTTGCTTATATACTTTTTTACTAAGAGTTTTGCCAGCAATAGTATCTGCTATATCTTTTGCTATTAAGTCTATAAAACTTGGAGATCCTGGAGTATTTATTAATGTAATACCCAGAGCAGGAGATTTATTAATTATTGTAGCAAACTCTTGATTTGATAAATTAAATATATTTCTTAATTCATCAATAATAGGAATACTTGCTCGTCCTGACTGAATATTACCTACTCTATGTTGAAGCTCAACTAGGTATGTATTTGAAGATTTTATATATCCTGCATAAAGTTCTTGATCTACAGCATTTGGTAAATTTGCTGTAGCTAAGTCATCTTGAACTAATTTATCAATGTAACTATCAAGTACTTCTAATAGAGCATCTCTTTGTGCCTTTGTTTCAAAATCTACTTTTGCTAATTGATTTCTGAATTGTCGTACTAGATTGGTGGCTACACTAATTACGTGACCTTTATTAAAATAATATCCTAAAGTACCTCGTTCTTTTGCTTTATCAGCAATTTCTCTTTCTAGCTTTCTTTTTTCTGCTGTGGTACTTGATTTATATTTAGGATTATTTTTTAAGGCTTCTATTTCATTTTTATAGTATACTTGTTCAGCCTCATAGTATGCGTCTTGTATTTCAGGTATAGCATCTAATATATTAGTAATTTTTGTACTTATAGTGTCAAAACCAATATTTTTAAAAAATACTGCTGTTTCACCATTTACATTAATTTGAGTTCCACTAATAGTATCTTTGCTTGTTGCAGTTACTTTTAACAAGTCTGATAAGAATATTTGAGCTTCACTGTTATCTATGTCTATATTGGCTATTGTTTTATATAGCTGTTTTACAGTGCTAGTCGTAATATAAAAACTAGTTTTTTGACTAACCTGCTCTCGGTCTCTAAGAGCCTTTGAGGTGGCTGTTACAATATTTTTATCAAGATTAGATAACCAATTTTTATATACTTGACTTTGTAGTGCTGCTGTAAAATTTGCTATACCCATTACGCATAATCCGCCATGTAGAGATCAAATACTCGTCTAATGTGTGCTGGCAGGCTACTACTTTGTACATATTCAATTTGTGTATTATTAGTACCAGCAGCTTTAGTTGACTTTACTGCTGCATCATTGTCTTTGTAGTATGTGAGTAAATCCATACAAGCAGCTTTTAAATCTTCTGGCACAATCTCGTAACCACCAAAGTAGGCAACCTTATAGCCGCGAATTAACTTCTCAAATATGCCGCTAGGATGTAGGCTTATTATATCGTCGCCATCTACAACCCAATCTGTAAATTTTACTAGTGGTGTCCAAGTTTGACCGTAGTCTTTGCTCTGCTGAACACTAGTTACTGTGACCACTGGAGTTTCGCGTAGTAGAATACGATCAAATCCGCCGGTACTGTACTCGATAAGCGGATCGTTATAGTAATCTATAAATGTGCGTTTGCAGTAAGTTTTTGCAAACTGTGAAACCTTAGGAATTAAGCTATCAATTTCACCGTCAGAATTTGCGCTATTAATCCCTATGTACGACTTATATTCTTGTCTGGTAAAAAGGCTTAATCCCATGTTATCTCCTGTTGTTTCCGGGCTAGACTCGTTAGAATCTAGCCAAGAAACAGGGCTTTATAGCCCTGTTAGTTCCCATCCCTGAGAATTAGGCTACGTAACGTAGAGCGCTTACGCCCTGACCAAGGTTAGTAGTAACTTGGGTCATGCCAGTGCGTAGGCTGGCAACCATTACGCGACGTTGTGTTTCAACTAGGTCATCGGTGTCAACACGTAGACCACGCTGATTACCAACTAGGAAGTTACCTGGTGCAAAGCAGATTGCTCCAACAGCAGCAGCGGCTTTATCAGCAAACTCAGCACTTACTAGAACTGGAGTATTAGCAACGCTACCGATTTGACCTGTTAGTAAAGTAGCTTGTGTGCCAACTTTATCAACAGTTAGGAAGTTATCGTCGTCTAAGAGATCGTAGTAACCGTCTGTGCTTACAATATAAACTAGCTCAGCAGGATCTAAGCCCCAAGCACCTAGGTCACGACGCATTGCACGTAGAAGTGCAACTGTTAGCTTAGCGTTATCGCTAATGTCTAGATTAACTGCGCTTGTTTCGTCGTATGTGGCAAGACCTTTAACAGGATCTGCACCAGCACCGGCACCACGTAGCATTGCGCGATCAACAGCACGAGCAACACGGCGAACCATTGCGTCACGGATAACAGGCATAATTGCTATTAGAGCATCTTCTTCTTCTTCGAAGGCTACATACTCGTTGGTAGCAACTTTGTATGCGTTAAGAGTGATCTCTTTAAGAGCGTGAACAGCAGTATTACCAGCTGAAGCTGAGGCACCAAACTGGCTATTCTGAACCCAACTTGCAACACCTGCTTCGGGGTTAACAGGAATAGTCATTACGTTAGTTTGCATTGCAATACTACGTAGGGTAGGAGCAACAACTAGGCGACGGCGAACTTCGTTTTCCATTGCTAGGCTAACTTCTAGTTCCCAAGTTGCGCTTGGCTGGTGAGGGCTTTGACCTGTACCACCGTACTTTTGAACTAGTTCACGACCTAGACGTGTCTGGTCGATTGCTTTGCCGCTCATCTTGGCTAAGAGAACTGCTTTCTCTTTGTCGGCATAGCTCATTTCGCCTTGTTTGCCATCAACGAATTGCATCTTGCTTTTCTGAATAGCTTCTAGCTCTTGTGCTTTTTCTTTTAGGGCAGCTTCTAGGCCAGTGATAACACTCTTGGTGCTTTCTGCTTGTTCTTGGAAGCGCTTCTCTACTTCGGCTAGTAGCTTTTCTGCACCAGTTTCAGTAGGAGTTACAGCAGCAACAGCTGCTTTGATACGTGCTTGTAGCTCAGCTTCTGCTTGTTCACGAGCAGCTTTCTCAGCTTCTACACGAGCTTGTTCTTCTTTGATAGCCTTAGCAGCTTGCTGTGCAGCGTCTTGAGCTGTTTGGGCTAGTAATTGCTTTAATTCTTCTGGAGTCATGTCCAATTCCTCTTTGGTTGTGCTCTTTGCTTGCCTAGTGGTGTCTAGCCCTTTAGCTGACTCGCTTTGGGGTGCAAATTGCGCGATAAATTCACGATACTCCGTAACGGAGTTAAACGATTTTGAAAGATTAAAAAGTGTGTTTTGATTTGCTGGTACCGAAACTACCGAAATTTCATGTAATTCTAAGTCTTTGACTAGGAAAACTTCTGCGGCTGTATTATATTCCGCATCTTTAATTCTAAATCCAACTGAAAATGCTGTTAAAACTTCGTCTTTGATAAGCTGGTATACTTTTTCAGCAGCTTTTGAGATCCTAGCTTTAATCCATAATCCTTTTGCATCTACTTTGTGCTCAGTCATACGACCAACTGGTTGAGTATGGTCATGAAATGCTAGGATAACAGGATTTTTTATGTAGTTCTCTAAGCCTCTTTCCCAAACTGAGGTGGGGATTACATCGCCGTGTCTGTCAACATCCACAGTTGATGCATATCCACTAATCTCAATTACGTCTGGTTCTGCTGGTAGCGGCTCAGCTTTAGTAAAGACACTGTTAAAGTACAGGATCTTATTTTTGTCTACCATAATTTCCTCTATTCATTTCCACCCTGGGGCCTACCCCCTTGGGATGGATTTGCTGCACTACCAGCAATGTTAGCTGGAATTCTTATCTCGTCGGCTCCGTCTATGCGATCATAGCGGAGTTCCTGACGAGCTTCGTTAGGTGTTATAATACCGCCGTTGACCAGTGTACTATGGTAGCTGGCAATATCTTTAATGTCTGGTTGTAGGGCCGATACCGTTTGTGTGATTGCTTCCACGTCATATCCAAAGTACCGTTCTACTGCACTTACCCAGGACTTGGCAATAGGCATCACAGTTTCTAGGTAAAATAAGCGCAAGTTAGGAGCAATGTTGGCATTGTTGCCACCCATGAGCAAGATAGGCGGAACGCCTAAGGCTTGCAGGATCTTTTCTTGATGAGTCTTGATCGATTGATCAAAGTCCATTTCTTTAAAACTGGTGTCTGTGATCTTTTGTGGCTTTAAACCACTGTCCAAGATAACCGGACGACGACCACCCACTTTAGGGTTGTACTTTTGCTGCCAGTACTGTATAGTACGCTCTTTGGCAATAGTGCTCAAAGTATTCTCGGTTGTAAGCACCATGCCAAACACAGCACCGTTTTCAAAGAACGCATCCTGAAACTGTTCCATGTTGTACAAGGTCCGAATCGAACGCTGCGCACTTTCCAACCTGCTAGATCCCCGGTAAATACTATCACTACTCAGGTCTTTGAGTGAAAATACCTCCCCTTCCCGAAAGTCTACCAATCCGTTGTAACGGTAGCCTTTGATAAATGTCTTTTCATCGGTGAGTATTTCTACACGCGAAGCGGGCAGGTGGTAGAGAAACGTACCGTCGTAGTGTACAAACACATTGCCTTCTAGTAAATAGTCGGTAAATATGTTTTTACGAAAATCTTGTGCCGATTGGTAGGGGTTAGGTCTGTAGTTTAGCATGGTAGCTAGGGACTTTTGACGAGTACCTACAACCACACCCTCGTACAACTTATCCTTGACGTCATAGTCTAAACCCGCACAAGCACTTACAATTAAGTTAACGCCGCGGTTAACCATTTCAACACGCTTAAACGCTTGCTGATAGGTAAGGGGCGCAGTGGTACCAATCATGGTACCCTCTTCTTGTGCTATTCTAACCTGCGCAGGATTGAGTTTCCAGCGCAAGTCACTA